GGTATGTGGTCTGGCCTCGACCTGACGGTTGATCCTTACGCTGGCGCAACTGCCGGTACAGTTCGGATCATCGCTTTGCAGGATCTTGACATCGCAGTCAAGCAAGCTGGCGCATTCTGCCTTGGCACCTGATAACAGGTGACTTGCTCAATCGTTTCTGACTTATGAAGATTGAAATTCTGAGACAGGTAATGATCTCCGGGGAGTCCGCTTTGGCGGGCTCCATTTTGGAGGTTGAATACCAGCAAGCTGCAACTCTGATAGGTCTCGGCAAAGCTGTCGAGTTCCAAGCAGAAATTGAAGCTGTGGCTGAAGAGCCTGCGACTGAAGAAGCCCCTTCTTCGCCCCCAAAAAAGCCAACCACTCGTAAGAGGACCAAGGAATGAGTATCGGTAACACTCGCAGAGCTACAACTCTGCTCACATTCATTGCTAATGATGTGACTACAGCCACCAAGACCGGGTCTGCAGTTGATTTGCAGGACTATGAAGGTGACATTGCTCTCAGCCTTGACGCTGAAGCAGGCGGCAGCGGCATCACCTATGCGGTAAAGCTGACTGAATGTGACACCACTGGCGGCACTTACACCGACCTTTCTGGCGCTGCATTCACAACAACCACTGCAAACACTGCATTGGTTGAGCAACTCGTCGTCAACAGCGACAAAGCCCAGCGATTCATTAAGTGCGTCGTGACAGTCGCAGGTGGAACAGGCGCAGGCGCAGTTAGCGTTTTGGGTCTTGCTGCTCCTAAGTACGGCTGATTCGTTTCATAGCCCCCGTTAATTCGGGGGTCTTTTTTTATGGCACTTGATTTCACTGAAGATTTAGACGCATTCTTTGATACGCCTGGCTTCACGGTTCCAGTAGTTCAGGGATCAACAGCAAGTGTTGGCTATTTTGAATCGCCTAACGAGATTATTGCCGATGGAGTTGTTCTGACCACTGATTATGCGGTTGTGGTCAAGACTTCTGACTTTTCGGCTGTCTCAAGAGGAGACGCAATGACTGTCGATAGCGTTGCTTATACGGTGCGTGAGCAAATGCTGCTTGATGATGGCAAGATTATGCGTGTGATGCTTATGAAGGATTAATCGAATGACAACAAAGCGCGAAAACATTCTTGCTGCCATAAAGACGGCGTTAACAGGCACTACCGGTGTAGGCACCAGGATTTACAGGAGTCGTGTTGAGCCAATGAGCAGGAATGAATCTCCTGCCATCATCATTGAGCCTGTTTCAGATACTCCAGTTCAAAACACAAGTTTGCCAACACTGGATTGGACCCTTCGCGTCAGGATCGTAGTCATAGAAAGAGGCAATATCCCTGATCAAGCTGCTGACGACACAATTGAGTCTTTGCACAGCAAGATGATGGCGGATCTTACATTGGGCGGTTATGCCATTGATGTAGAACCAGCCCAGACAAGTTTTCAGCTGCTAGAAGCTGATCAGCCAGCGGGTGTAATTTTCTGTGAATTTGAAATTCGATACCGCACTAAAGTGGCTGACTTAACTCAATAGTGCGTTCGGGCTACGCTAAAACCTAACCACGTTCTCCATTTACCATGGCAGATGAACACAGTGGTCAAGGCGGGAGTTACCTGCTGGATCCCGAAACAGGCGTTCGCACTTTAATCATGCGTACGCTTCCACCACAACCATCAAAGGAAACAACCGATGGCACTGCTACTACGCAAACGCCTGATTCTGATAGAGACGGAATCGAGTTACGGCTCGGAGCCAAGTCTGGACGGAGCCGACGCGGTTCTGGTAAGGGATCTGAGCATCACCCCTCAGTCGAGTGACGTTGTCAGTCGTGATTTGATTCGTCCTTATTTAGGAGCGTCTCAGCAACTACTAGCTAACACCAAGGTTGAATGCACCTTTAGTGTTGAATTGGCTGGATCAGGCACGGCTGGAACGGCTCCTCAGTACGGTAAGGCGATTCAGGCTTGCGGATTGAGCGAGACTATTGCGGGTGGCACTTCGGTCACTTACGAGCCTGAGTCGAGCGGCTTCAATAGCATCACCATCCACTACAACATTGATGGCGTTCGCCACAGAGTGACTGGTTGTAGGGGGAATATGACTTTGAATGCAACGGTTGGAGAAATCCCTTCTTTGGATTTCTCGTTTACTGGCATCTACAACGCCCCTAGCGATGCGGCGTTACCCACACCCACCTATTCCAATCAAGACGATCCTCTGATCTTCAAGAATGGGAACACAAGCAGTTTCCAGCTTTTGTCTTACGGAGGAGCTTTGCAGTCCATTTCTATGGACTTGGGAACCTCCTTGGTATACCGCGAACTTGTAGGAGGCACTAAAGAAGTGCTTATTACGGATCGCGCAGTATCTGGTTCTGTTTCTATCGAGGCTGTCTTAACAGCAACAAAAGATTTCTTTGCTTCTGCAGTTGATGACGACGCAGCCTTAGGAAATCTTCAGTTCACCCATGGGTCAACAGCAGGAAACATTGTTCAGTTCACTTCTTCAAAAGTGGATATCGGTGATGTTTCTTATGGCGATCAGGACGGCATTGCGATGCTGGAAATCCCTTACGTTTGCGTGCCTGATTCAGCCGCTAACGCTGAGTTTGACCTGATCTACACCTGATCATCTGCTTGTTATCACTTGGGGAGTCTTTGCGGGCTCCCCTTTCTTGTGTAAGCTAATTCTGCTTATGCACTTACCCAATGGCTTTTGTACGCAAGAAAGTAAAAACCTTCAAGTGGCCCGTTGAAGTTACTGAACCCAGTGAAGACCGTGCAGGAGAGTTTGACAAATTTCAATTTACGGCTGTATTCAAACGAGTAAAGCTTTCTGAGCTTGAATCCTTAGGAGAAGAGTCAGGACTGCCATTGCTCAAAAAAGTCATGATTGGATGGGAAGGCATCCAAGACGAAGAGGGCAAAGACGTTCCATTTTCAAGTAAAGAGCTTGAAGCATTTTCTGATGACGTTGATTGGGTGAAAGCAGTTCTTGGCGCTTACACCAAAACGTATGAGGGGGCGGAGTCGGGAAACTGAGAGAGGCTGCGATTTATTGGGCGTCTGGCGGCAAGGAAGTCGAAGACAAAACCAATGATGATGCAGCCGCTTTTGGGATAAACCTGCCAAGACCGAAGTCAAAGGAAAAGGAGTCCACAGATTTTGAGGTTTGGGCCGAAAACTGGGATGCAGTCATCATGTTCCTTCGACTGCAGACGCAGTGGCAGGTTTCGATGAGTGGATATGTCGGTTTGAAATATGAGGTGCTGCTAGGTTCCCAAGGCTTGTTTGACCTCTACAATGTGGAGGATCGTAGAGACATGCTCGAACGCCTTCAGATAATGGAGGCAGCAGCCCTCAAGGAACTTAGGAAACGCTCTGATGGCAAAGGCAATTGACACTCTTTCCATCAGGCTTGAATTTAAAGATGCTGGCGCCCAGCAAGTTGTTGATAAAATCAAAGGCTCTTTCAGGGGGCTTCAGCAAGTCATTTCAGGCAATACCACGCCTGCGATGCGACAACTTAGGAATGAGATAAATACTTTTGCGGTAAAAGGCAATAAGAGCATCAGTACAATCGAGGGTCAGGTCACCGCCTTAAGAGCTTTAAGAAGAGAAGCGGATATTAATAGCAAGGAGTTTAAAGAGCTAACTGCTGATATAGCAAAATATGAAAAACAACTAAATAAGGCTCATGGTCGAAAAGGCGGCGGCGGTGGCGCACGTCAAGCGACACAGGTCGCTGGTGCAGTTATTTCCGGGGGTATTTTTGGTGGGCCTGAGGGCGCAATTGGTGGTGCGTTAGGCGCTTTTGGCGGAGTGCAGGGCGCCTTTGCTGGTGCTGCTATTGGTGCTCAGGTGGGCGGCCTTAGGAAATCAGTAGCGGCTGCAGCTGATTACGCGGCAGAAATTGGCAAGTTAAAAATTGCTCTTGAAGGCGTTAGCAAAGTTGAGAATGATCAGTTAAACCTTACAGAGAGAGCTGCATTAAGTCAGCAGAATTACAACAGTGCGCTTGAAACTGCAGCAGAAGCAACGAGAGAACTGAACGTCCCACAAGATGCAGCGGTTCGCGGGATCACAAGACTTACTGCAGCAGTCACGGGCGCAGGCGGCCCCATAGGCGACGCAGAGACTACGTTCAAGAACGTCACAGCTGCAATCAAGGCGACAGGCGGCAGCACCGAAGACGTAAAGGGTGCCATCACAGCGATGGTTCAGGTGTTCTCCAAGGGTAAAGTTTCAGCTGAGGAGCTTTCTGGGCAGCTCGGCGAGCGCCTTCCAGGAGCCGTGACCATGTTTGCCAAGGCGAACAGGATGACGCTGCCTGAGCTTCAGAAGAATTTGAAGGCTGGCACGGTTGGCCTCAATGAGCTGATGAGATTTGTTGAAGAGCTAGGAACTACTTTTGATGGCACTGCAAAGAAAATTGCTGGCTCCAATGAAGAAGCAGGAGCGCGACTCTCAGTTGCGATTAGAGAGATGCAGGCAGAGATTGGTACTGCCTTGATTCCGATTGGCGCTCAATTCCAAGATGCGTTCGGGGAGTTTATTCAAACAATTACTCCATTCCTCAAGCAGGCGTTGCCGGCGATTGGGAACCTCTTGCTAGGAGTTTCTAAGAATCTAGACACTCTTGCCGTTGCTGCTGCTGCTGCAATAGCAGCGTTATCTGTAATTAAAATACTTGCAATAGTGACGGCTATTAAGAGTCTTTCCGTTGCGAAAATTGCTCTTCTCCGAAACGTAGTCCGGCTGAAAAAGGGATTGGCTGCCCTGAATATAGTAGCCCTAGCGAATCCTTATGTATTACTGGCTGCGGGAGCTGCTGCATTAGCGGCAAAAATTTACGCAGCAGGAAAAGAGCAGGCAAGGCTTAACTTGCTGATTAAGGAGGGGTCGTCTGCCTCTGTGAAGACTGAGTTAGATGCATTGCATCTTGAAAAAGTAGGACTTGAACCTACTGCTTACTCTGGCAAGACTGTCACCCGTCAAGGCAAAATAAGAGACACCACTGCGGTTGCCGCTGCAAAAGCTCGTATAGCGGAAATTAAGAAAACTGAAACCAAGCTTAGGGCAAGGCTACCCGCCGCCTTGAACGACGAAACCCAAGGCGCTGGCATAGACATGAGCTCTTTCCAGCCTTTCGACTACCCGACACCTACGACTGAGAGCGGTGATGATGATGGTGGCGGCAAAGACGCCAAGAGCACTTTGGCTCGCAGGATTGAACAGGCTCAAAAGCTGGAAATGCTTATGCAGCGACGGCTTAATCTCGCTCAAGCTGAAAACCCTCTTGCACGTCTTCTTGCACAACAAGCCAACCAGCGAGCTGCGATTGAGCAAAAAATTGCCAAAATAAAAGAAGGCGGAACAAGTAAAGAAATAGAAACAGCAACCGCAGCAGCGCGAAGTCTTCAAGCTCAAGAGCAGGCTGCAAGGCTTCAGGAGCGAGTAAAGCAACTTTCCGAAAAAGCACTTAAGCCTCTGCAAGATGCTGTTCAGGCTGTCAAGGACCAAGGAGAAGCTAAAAAACGAATCGAAGAACTGATAAAGGAAGGCATCAACCCCGAGAGAGCAAAAGATATTGCCAACTTGGAAAAGCTGAAGGAAAAATCTATAGAAGTTTTAAACGTTGACATTGAAATTCTCAAACTCAGGATTGCTCGGGGCGATGCCGCCAAGGCTGAGAAAGAAGCCCTTGACGAGTTGATTAAAAAACGCCAAGAGGCTGAAGGCGTCGATCCGAAAGAGGCTACATCTGACGGCGGCTATGAAGAAAAAGAAAGCGAATTTAAGCAGTTCCAAGACACATTCACGAAAGGCTTAGAAGACATGATGAATGTCGGTCCCAAGCTTGCAGGTGTTGCGGTGGGAGCGATAGGAACAATGACTGATGGACTTATAGAGCTGATCACTACTGGCAAGGCTGATTTCAAGGCAATGGCGGCCTCGATCTTGAAAGATATAGCCAAAATCATGATTCAGGCCGCAATCGCTGGTGCGGTTAAAAAAATGTTTGGCTTAGCGGATGGTGGTGTCATCCAGGGTGGTCGGATTAAGCCATACGCCAAGGGCGGAGTTGTTGCTGGACCCACGATGTTCCCCATGGCTGGTGGCGATATTGGACTGATGGGAGAGGCAGGCCCAGAAGCGGTTATGCCTTTGAAGAGAGGGGCTAACGGTCGCCTTGGAGTTGAAGTTGCTAATCAGGTCGACCCAAGGGCAGCCATGTCGCGTTATTCCAGAGGCTCACGCGGTAACTCTGTTATTCCTGCAAGCGGCGGAGGCGGTGACGCATCTGGCGGTGGAACGGCAACACTTGCACCAATTGACGTGCGCTATAGCGTGGAACGTATCAACTCGGTCGATTACGTCACTGCTGATCAGTTCCAGGCCGGGATGCGAGAAGCAGCCAGCAGCGGTGCAAAGCAAGGCGAACAACGTGCTTTGACTACGCTGAGGCAAAATACGACGCAGCGTAGAAGGATTGGGATCTGATGTCTGACTCAACGCTTGCCTTTGCTCACTATCTGACGTTGCGTACGCCAACGACTTTAGGAGGTTTTTCGTTCCAGAACTATTGGGTGAATGAAGACGCTCCATTCTTCAATGTAGACACAGGAGCAAGAGTTGAATTTGCGTTTTTGCCGTTTGCATTTTCCGGGGCAACAGTGACTAAGGCTGGAGACAATCAGCCTGCATCTATTGCTTTCCCAAACAACGAGCTAAGCCGTCCCTTTGCAACGATTGCTGTTCAGGATCAATACATCGCAAACGTTAGAACTATTTTGATCAACCCAGACAATAGAGAGGATTACACGTTAATCAGCCGTTACGTTGGGCAGATTGTATCTGCAAAGTGGTCTTCAACAGTTTTGACTCTTGAGCTTGCTTCGGTATTTGATGCAGTTGGCTCTGACGTCCCACGTAAACGTTTGAACCGTCAGCTTGTGGGCAGCCTGCCTCTCACCAGCCGAGTCAGAGTGTCTTGACTGATCTTATTGATTTGATTGGGCGGCCTTACCGTCTTGGTGCTGATGGAGCGGGAGAGGACGGAGCAATTGACTGCATTCATTTGGTTTACACAGCTTTGGATCGCCTGGGCATTGAGACCCCGCAATTTAAAGAGTCTTGGTACGGGCAAACGGTTAGGCAGTTTGGGCGTGATCTGTTGCGGTGGGGAGACCGAGTTGACCGGCCTCAGTATGATGGTGACGTGCTATTGCTAAGCGAAGGCAGCCCTGTCTTCGCGGTCTTTTGGAACAAAGGATGTCTCTACATAAGTCTGCATCTGAACGCGGTGGCATGGAGCCCTATAGGCACAGAGTCGTTCAGCCATTGCTTCCGTACGAAAAGCGCTTAATAAGTGCTCTTGGATGCAGTGAGGAAGAGTACCGTTACTTTTCAGCAGAAGTAGAACGTAAAAGCAAAGAAAGACCTGAAGGATACGCACATGTTCCTGACGTTAGGAATACCGGATTTGAGCCATTCCTTATTCAACTTGCTATTGGCCTTGTTTTAGGGGCAGCGGCTTATCTGTTGACGCCAAAGCCAAAGCAACCAGACCAACCAGCTGAGATCCGGCGTCGTCAACTTGGTAGCCAGTCTGGGCGCAATATCTTTTCGCCTAGCTTTGGCTTTGATTCAGCGCAAGAGCTTGCGGCTTATGGCAACGTTGTGCCTATTGTTTTTACGCGTAGAGAAGACGCTTATAAAACAGGTGGACTGTTGATTTCACCGCAGCTTGTTTGGTCTCGAATGAAGAGCTGGGGAGGTTATCAAATTGCAGAAATAGTTGCAATTGCAGGGCAAGGCAATTTAGCAAGACCTGAACTTGCAGGTATTTTTCTTGGCAACAACGCTCTTGATGGTATTTACGAAACCTATTTTGATTTTTATTGGAACGGCGGATTTGAAGTTTTAGGCGGCGGCAGTCGATTACGTGCGTATAACTTGCGATATGGAGACCTTGCCATTGACGGGAACAGGGACAATCCAAGCATAAATGGAAGCGACCAAGCGTTTTATTGCCCAACAAGGGAAGGCGCAAACCAGCCTGGTTTCTGTGGAGCGTTTACTCCATCATCCCAAACGCGCTTTGGTGTCTATTCAGGGATCCCAAACGGCACACCAATTCGACCTGACTGGAAAGTGATTTCACTTTTAGATGCTGGTGACGATAAGCAAAGAGATGAATCCGCAACACAGATGAGGAAATATGTTGACGGTTATTTAGCTATTACTCATCCTTACGGTGGTGGCATTAAAGACGGAACGACAAGTGCTGGGATGCCTGGAACGGGGGTAAACTATTGCCGTCGCGTTGGAGTTATTGAGCATTATCCTGTAGGCGGTGGCGTTAATACTGTTACTCATACTATTGAGGACAGCAGAAGCGCGGAAAATCAAACTCTTGAAAAGTGGGGAAATCTCACTCGCGAGGTTGATGTTAATCCAGGCGACACGATTGTTGTTTTGCTTGGCAAAGGAAAGCAAAAAGCTGAGCCTTTCCCGGCTGTAGGGGACCATGATTTTCCTCCGGCTGACTTAAGCGATGTAAGTTCTTCAGTTCAAGGGGAATCTACTCGTTACGATCAATTGCTAAGCAACGGATCGACATGGATGATTGGCAGATCTACTTGGCAAGTTATT